CTGCAGTCCTCTATCAAGTGTAACGATCTGACAGTATGTTTCAATAAAATAAATGTAATCAGTTTTACACTTAATATATTCTTGAATCTGTTCAGGTGTATAATTTACTTCTACACCAATCGCCTTTAAATTTGGATTTGCGTTATAAATTTGCGCCATTAAAATGTATCATTCCAAGATTCTTCAATTGTTTTGGTATTAAAATTACCAGTTGCTGTATACTTTGTTGTTGGTGTACTTGGTACATTAACAATAACATTAGTAATTGGACCATTGGTGGTTACTGGACCATAGAAATTAGATTTTATTGTAAAGTTAATTGTATAAGTTACAAATCTACGCTCAGTAAAATCGCCATCGTAATTATCTTCAATATTAATACTATTTAAAACAATAGGAATATCCATTGTAACGCCAAGTTCAGGAACAGCATTAATAGTTAAAGTAAACTCTGGGGTAAAAAATGGAAGAATTTGCTCAACAATTTGAAAAGCATCTTCTTGAGTCTTGGTTAAAATGTAAAGAGATATGTCAATGTTGTAAGGAACAGGACTATATGCTTGATTTATTGCTGTTGGGGAAACTCCAGTATTTGATGCTTGAACTTGATTCATACGATTAGTTTTTCTAATAGAATCGTATGACATACTAGTAATCTCGAAAGACATTCTTGGTAATGTTGTATAAACATTTCGATCAAGAGTTGGATCTTGTTCAATACGAACTAACCACTTTTCCTTAGGAGCATATGCCAGTGGAACAGTAATCTCTTGTCCAAGAGTGCCGTCATTGTTTTCTCTTTGAACACGAATATTACTAAACAAGCTACCGAATGATACGATAACTTTACGAGTAAGTCCGTGATAAAATGGTGGAATATTTAACATTACTGAACACTACCTAAAGGATTATTTGTATTAACAACAAGAGAAGTTGCTTCGGCTTTAAAATCAATATTCTCACCAAATGCCTGTGGTAGATCTGGGTTTGGTTCGATAGATGCTGTTGCTACTGCAGCTACACCAACATATGTCAATTGAGCTGTTCCATTGGCAACTGTTCCACTAGTATGGGTTGGACCAACTGATGAAAAAGTTCCTCCAGTTGAAACCGTATATAAATTTCCATCATAAGCAACTTGAACATTTGTATTTTGCGAATCCCCAGCAGACCAAAGAGTTCCAACAGTTAATATTGGAGCAACAGAATACCCTGTTCCAGTATCAATAATATTAATTGATGAAACAGAACCATTAGAAATAACTGCTTGTAAATTGGCAGGTTGAAATGCTTGTATTGCTTGAGATCCCTGTCCACCAATTAATGATATAGTTGGAGCGACTGTATATCCCGAACCATTATTTAAAATATTAATACTAGTAACGGAACCAATTTGATCTCTATAAATTACATCAGTATCATAAGATTTAATTGATTCAAACACATCAATATCTCTAAGTCCTGTATCAATATGTTCAGATGCATATTGGAAAAGTTCAACTTGTAATCTGTAAACATAAAGTTTACCAAGCTGATAAAATGGATCTTGATGTTTAACAAACTTAATTTCAAATAAACCTTTGGTTAAGGGAAAATATAATAAATCTCCTTCGCAAGGTCTATTTGGTAATTCAGTCTGACCAAATCTTCCAACAAGCTGATCCCAACGGCGACGAGAAACAGTAAGAGTTGCTGACTGTTCCATCATTAAACCAAATTTGTTTATAAAAGCACCCTGTCCTTCAAACCCCATATTAGTTTCAAGATACATTTCAATTTGATATGCTTCTTTAAATTTTGATAAACGATCTTCGCCGAGTATCTGATCATGACCTACAAGTGTTCTTGGAATATAATAAAAATCTTGTCCATATATTTGGATAGATTCTAAAATTATATCCTCGATAAGGTACTGTTCATTTCCAGTACCCATAGAAAAATAAACATTTGTTGCCACGAATTATCCTAAGAAGAAATCTAGAGGTGCTGCTTTGTTTTGAATTTCGTCTTCTAATGCTCTTATCTCTTCAATTGCTTCGCGATATAGTGCTTTACCATCAAGAGTTACGCCACCTGGAAGTTGAAGTCCACTAAATTTAGCAAGATTAGTTCCCCATTGACGCTTAAACAAAGCAGTAGTATAACGCTTTAGCCATGGTTCGTTCCATACTAATTTAAATTGATCAGGATCTAATGCGCGATATGCTTCAACAACGATGTACATACCAACATCAATTTTGTTAGCATTATTCCAATCAACATCAATATTTAATTTATTTTGTAAACGATTAAATCTCCAGATTGGCTTACCATTAAGTAACAAATCCAATGTTGCTAAATGCTGCATAACAGTTGAATAGTAAATCAAAGATGTACTAGACAAGTCATACAAGTCATTCAAACGCAATTGATATTGTAAATCGAAAATACTTCTTGAAGAAGATGTTCCTTGATATAATGGTAACACACGAGTTACACCATATACCGCATCAGCAATAGGAATATATTTATTTTCAATATCACCAAATGTTAAGTAAGTATTTGGATCTGATGAAACAGTTGCGCTAATAACATTACCATTTCTATCTTTGGAAGTAATTACTTCTCCTGGGATAAATGCTTTTGGCGCACCTGATGGTGTAAATGGATCATTGTTAATATTAAATGTTTGAATAAAACGAGCAACTTGTAAATTATTTGGCTGAACTCCAAAATTTGCAGTGGCAGTTGCTCCAGTTCCAGTTGTGTCAGTAATAATTACTTCAGGATTGGATAGATATCCATCTCCTGGATTTGTTATGATAATTGAAGTAATTACACCTGAAGAAACAGTAGCAATAGCAGTTGCGCCCTCGCCACCTCCACCAGTAATTGTTACTGTTGGCTCAGAAGAATATCCAGTTCCACCAGCAGTAACTGTAACTGCAGTAGTAACATCAAGCTGTGGATAAATTACTGCGGAAATTCCTGAAGTAGAACCAACAACAATATTACCTGGAACAAAAGAAGCAGCATTATCTGTAGTAATTATCAACTGAGAAGCTGTAACTTTATGCGATAAATAAAATTTTTCAATACCATCATAGTGGTATAATCTAAAAATATCTAACGCTTCATCAATACGATCTTCCAGCTGGTCGTCATCAACATTGACCTCTAGAACTGGTGCGCCAAGATTGCGTAGACAGTATTGTTTAAAATCTTCTCTAGTTGCTGGAATAGCCATTTTATTGTCCTGAATCGGTTTGTAAATCTTCTATCAACAAATTTTGCATATGTGTTATTTGATCTGGACCAAAACTGTTTTCAATAGCCTGAACCATAATACTCTGTGTCATTGAATTTTCGTACAAATATTCCGCATCAGTTGTATATCTTATTGGAGCAACATAAAATCTTCTCATAATAACTTGAATAATTCCAATAGGACTCTTTTTTCTAATACAATGACTAAATCTAATTTCAGTTATAACATTCGAAGCGGAACCAATATCTGCTTTCGTATATTCAACTAATTCGTAGGTAAAATCGTAATTCATTTTTGTAAAAGATTAAGTTGAGTTGTTAAAGAATTAATTTGCAGTTGTTGTTCTTTAATTGCTTCAATCAGCAACGGAACAAGTTTATCATAGTGAACTGTTTTATAATCAGAACCTGGGAAATTAGCATTAATTGGAGCATCCACAACAACTTCAGGTAAAACTGCAGCAACTTCTTGAGCAGAAACACCAACCTGACGATTGTTGTTATTATATCCTAGTTCTTTTGCTTTTTCGTTTTCGGTAAAATAGTAACCATTTAATGCCATGACTTTTTCGATAGCATTTGGGATAGTTCCTGTAAAATCTTTCAAACGAGCATCTGAGTAGTAGGCAGTTACGTTATTCGTTGCGCGAATTTCACCTGCAGTTCCAGTTGCTCCAGTATTAACACCGATAGAGTTAAACTGGACATTTGAAGAGGTAGAAACTGCTTGGCCAATAGAGAAAGTAACTGAACCAGTAGAACCAGAAACTGAAACACCAGTACCAGCAACAGCAGATGTAACACCAGTATTTGTTACTGTTACACCTCCAGTAGAGGCAGAAACAGAAATGCCAGTAGAAGCAGCTAAAGATGTAACACCAGTGTTAGTAATAGTAACAGTAGAGGCTGATGCAGCAGTACTAATTCCAGTACCACCTGAGAATGTCGCAGTACCGCCTGTTGACACAGATGCAGAACCAGAACCAGAAGCAAGTGTAATTGTAGCAGCAGCCCATTGAACGCCAGTTCCTGTAGACTGTAATAGATATCCTGAAGTTCCAACAGAACCATTAGCAGTAACTGTTCCTGTTAATGTAATATTATTTGATGTAGCGCTGTTAATAGTTGGACTTGTTAAAGTTTTATTTGTTAGTGTTTGGGTAGCACCTAATGTTACAACAGTATCGCTTGTTCCTGGGAATGTGAATGAAGTAGAATCTGTTCCAGTAAATGTTAAAGAATTATTTACAGTTAAAGTTTTCGCATTAGCAATTGACAGTGTTCCTGTTGAAGAACTAATTGTTAAACCATTAATTGATGTAGCAGTTGCTGCACCAAGAGTTGGAGTCACTAGTGTAGGCGAAGAACTAAACACAAAATTACCAGTACCAGTAGCACCAGTTGAAGTAACACCTTCAATTGTTGGGTGACCAGTTAGTGTTGGTGCTGCGCTAAACACAAAGTTACCAGTACCAGTAGCACCAGTAGAAGTAACACCTTCAATTGTTGGATGTCCTGTAATTGTAGGAGCAGCACTGAATACTAAGTTACCAGTACCAGTAGCACCAGTAGAAGTAACACCTTCTAATTTAACATGTCCAGAAACAGTTGTAGTACCACCAGAAACACCAAGGTTTAAAGTAGTAGCTGCACCACCAATATTCAGAGTAGTAACTGTTGTGTTAAACACAGAAGCAGTAGTGCTAGTAGTAGCAATAACTGGAGATGCTCCATTAATATTTAAAGTAGTAGCATTAGTTAATGTTACTGTTGGGTTAGCAATAGAAGCAGTTCCAGAAGAAGCGCCAAGAACTAATGTTCCCGCAGCACCGAACGCATTAACAGTTGTAGCAACAGTGTTAAAGACATTCTGAACTGTATTAGAACCAACAATAGTTCCTGGATTCAATGTTAATGTTGCTGAAGTTGAACTACCAAGAGTAATAGAAGTAGCAGCACCGAACGCATTAACAGTTGTAGCAACAGTGTTAAACAATGTTTGAGTGCTATTTGCGCCAACAATAGTTCCTGGATTCAATGTTAATGTTGCACTTGAAGAAGATCCAAGAGAAATCGTAGTGGCTGCTCCACCAATGTTTAAAGTGGTTGCGCCAGTATTTACTAAATTGAATGTTGTAGTTGATGTAAGTAACGAACCAACTTGTAGATTTGCATCAACAGCGTTAGTAAAATCAACCTGAGCTCCTGGCTCATTAGTTGCTCCAGCAAATAATCTGTAGTTACCAGTAGAAGCTACACGAACTAAACCAGCATGTTTGTGTACACCATCATTAAATACTTGAACCATACCAGTATCTAACAAGTTACCAGTATTATTATTTGCTAGGTATAGATATTGATCATTAACAGTAAGAGATGTTGATGATGTTTGGTTTACTGTTCCAGCCACATTTAAATTACCGCCAATCCAAACATCTTTAGCAATACCAAGTCCACCAGAAATAACAAAAGCTCCAGTTCCAGTGCTTGTTGAATTATCAGTGCTGTTAATTGTAGTTTTACCAGTAGAAGCACCTAAACTAATTACTGTCGCTGCTCCACCAATATTAAGAGTTGTAGCTACAGTATTAAATAAATTTTGTACTGTTTGAGTTCCAACTATTGTTGGATTACCAATAGTTAATGTTCCACTATTTGCTCCAATAGTAACTGTAGTAGCAGCGCCAAACAAGTTACCAGTTGTAACTGTTGTGTTAAACACATTAGCAGTCGTACCAGTTGAAGATGTAATAGTTGGCGTTTTAAATTGTAAAGCGCCTGTAGAATTTAAGAATCTCCACTGTTCATTAGCAGCAAGGAAGCCACCAGTACCCAAAACAATATCATTAATAGTACCAGTTGAATCTGTTGCTAATACTAAGTTGCCTGTTAAACCAGTTCCTGATACAGCAGATGCGAATATATAACCATCATTTTTACCAGTAATTGTATAATTAGAATCGTTAAACCCAGAGCCAGTAAAACCCATATCAACCCAACCATGGTCGGCAGTTGCATATCCAGGATAGTTATCTCCATATGCGATATAATCTGAAGAACCAGTGCTAGTTGCATTTACTAATGATGTTTGAACATAATTAGAACCAGACGCTTTAATAACAGTAGTTGGATTGTTTAATGATTGTCCAGCAGTATATGCGCCAGAACCAAGGAACAGTTTAGTTCCAAAGTTTACAGCTTTTGCTACGCTCATACCACCAGCAACAGTTACTGCTCCAGTAGTTGTTGATGTAGAATCATCAGTACTGTTAATTGTAGTTTTACCAGTAGAAGCTCCTACAGAAATTGTAGTAGCTGCGCCGAAGGCATTAACAGTTGTTGCTGTTGTGTTTACTAGATTGAATGTTGTATTAGCAGTTGCTAAAGTAGAAGCATTTAAATTAACAGTTCCATAAGATGGCTGGATTGCTGTTGCTAAAGTAAATGTTAAGTTATTAGCAGGAGTTTCTCCGCCTAAAGATGCTCCAGCAATAGTAATTGTATCACCAATAGCATATCCTGATCCAACAGAACCAGAGTTATATGTAATAGTAGTATTACCTGTCTGAGTAACTGCAGTTACAGTTCCAGTAATAGGAGTAGTACCACCAGTTTGAGTATATGTAATAGATGTTGAACTGACAATAGAAGCAACTACAACACTAGTAGGTGAACCACCAGCAAGAGTACCAGTTCCGTTAGTAGCAGTAATTGGCGCACCAACAACAAAACCAGCAGTGCTAGTTAATCCTGATAAAGTTGCTGTCCAAGGACCGCTACCTGATTGAGCTTGTAAATTACTAATTGTGGCATTACCACCAACAAAGTTAGCAGCATAGTAAGTTCCCGATCCAGATTTAACCACATTAAATGTAGCACCAGATCCACTTCCTGAAGTTGAAGCAGCAGAAACACCACTATAAGTTGCTGCTGCGGTAACTGCAGTTCCAGTTGGAAAAGTAAATGTAGTATTTGAAGAAATAGAACCATAGGTATTATTACCAATAGTAATATTTTGCGAAGAACCAAATAATACAGGAGCTAGTGTTGATTGAAATACTGAAGTCGCACCAGTTGTGGTATCAATTAATGTTAATCCCTGTAAAGATGTAGAGGTTGCGCCAAGAGCAACAGTAGTTGAACCAATAGTTACTTGACCTGCTGCCCATGTTGGAGCAGTACCAGCCCCAGTAGATTGTAAAAATGTTCCTGATGCGCCAGCAGTAATAAATCCTGTTGTGTTAGTAGCTGTTTGATACGCCAACTGTCCAGCAGAACCACCTGATAAGTTTGTTGCATTTGTTGCTTGCGTAGCATTACCAACTGTTAATGCTGATTGGCTTACCCAAACTGGAGCGGAAGTTCCAGCAGATGATAAAACTTGACCAGAAGTTCCAGCAGTTGTTAAACCAAATGTTGATGCTCCAGAATATACAATAGCACCAGCAGTTGCTGATAATCCTGCTCCAGTTCCTCCGTAACTAACAGGAATAGGATTTCCATTCCAGTTAGAACCAGAACCAAATGTTTTGTTAGTAAATGTTTGAGAACCATTTAAAGTTGGAACTGCAGAACCACCTGGAGTTGTTCCATCATGAATTCTTAACGATTTATTATCAATATCAACTGTGATCTCACCCAATGCTCCAGTAAAGGAGTTATTTTGAGTAGCAGTTCCTCTTCTAAATTGTACTTGTGTGGACATTTTTTTCCTCTAATTTTTATATTTATGCTTGAGCTTCTGACCAGAATAAGTTTAAATTTACATGGGCTGTTGAAGAACTCAAATTGTTAATAACTACTGCCAAAACATCGGGACCATCAGGGAAATTACTATATCCACCAATTGGCGAGTTTCCTAATTCTTTCAAATTTGATAAGTCAATCGAAGCAAATCCTCCTGGTTGACCAAGAGTTGAGAAGATTTGTTCACCTGGAGTTGCAGCAGTAGCATTGCTTGTTGACACCTGAGCGAACGAAGGTTGCGAACCCAATGCTGAGGTATTAATTGATGTCCATGTTAATGTTGATGCGTCCACATTTCCTGGATTTAAAATACCATAAACTTGAACAGATTGATCTGATTGAATCTGTAACTGTTGTAACAACATTTGAGATTTGTTAATTAAATCGCGAATTCCACCAGCGCCAGAAATTGAATTTGACACGGATGGCGCTAGTCTTAAGAAAAACGCAGTATAAGTTTGAGATGCTGTAACAGTATTATTAACTGATGCGTAGTTAAAATAATATCCACGGTCAGTATCAAATTTTCCGTCCATAATATAAGAAGAACCCCAGTGGGTAATAACTGGAGAAGCAGTTACGCTAACTAAACGAACAGCATTAAACCCATTACCAACAGCGTGAGAAGCTGCAGACATACCACTAAAATTTCTATTGGCACCAGAAGCAAAGAATGAATATGATGCTCCACGAGTGCAACCTGTTAGAGAATTACTTGCTAAATTTGTTCCAGTATAGTTAATTAACTCACCTTCAATCCAAACAGTTCCTGTTGAGGGAAATCTTGAAACATCATTAACATAAATTGTTGTATCTGATGAAGAGATTGATTGAACAAGGCGATCAGCAACGCAATCGTTAATAGATTGATAACGAACAACCATGTTACCAGAACGCATATAAGCAGCGTCATTTTTATTATTTTGCGCCATACGATGTGCCAGAACCATATTTCCATCTGGACCACGACACATAAAGTCAATAAAACCAGCACCATACCATGACCAGCTAATACCCATCATCTGCATTTTATTTAATGTAATATTATATCCAGAGAAACCAGTTCCATCCAATTTATCCACATTAAACTGAGATTGTGGATAACGCTCTTCAAGAATTGCAGCGATTTTAATTGAACTGGCATTGGCTTGTCCTCTAAATGCTGGATTAATTGTCATGGAATTATCACTAGTAACAGAGTTTACTTTATATGTTTGCCCTTTAATAACAATATTATCGCCAGATTTTAACTGTTGAGTAAATCTACAAGATGTTCCAGTTACTGTTTGCGATCCTGTTGCGACACTAATAAATCCTGATAATTGATATGTTCCTGATCTACGAACAACCCAAAGTTGTGATCCGTCATATTCCCAGAATAATCCGTTTTGGTCATCAAATGGACCAACACGAACAGCAGCACCAGACCAACCTGTTAAAGTTACACGAGGTAAATCTGTTAATACTGCTGAAGCTGAGCCAAGAACGGATGAAGCAGAAACCGTAAATGCTACTTCACTAATAATAGAAGTAACACCATATGTTCCGTTATATCCTGATGTTACAACACCAGAAAGAACAACAGTCGATCCAGCTTGTAAACCATGTTCATACTCAGTAGTAACAGTAATGGTAGAACCAACTGCAGTTCCATTTGCGCTTATTTGATCCATATTTGATACAGGATTAAATAATACACCTGATGTCCAAAGAATACCTTTACCAGATTGGTAACGCATGTATTTTTTAGTTTGACGAAGAACAGTAGCACCGTAAGAAGCAGTATTAGTTCCTAATTGAACACCACCATCAAATGGGCGATGAGCAACGAAAGAATCTGAACGAGTGTAAATTATTGCAGATAATCCAGAATTAGATACTGCTCCACCTGTCTGAGCAGTGAAAGTAAAAGTATTTAAAGACGGAACAGTTTCTGCATAAAAATCGCCATTAACTAGGTTATGATTTGTTCCATTAGAATTAACAACAGAAACAATTGGAGTTCCTGGAGTCAATCCATGATTCGCAGAACATGTTACTGTAATAATTGATGGATTTGCTCCATTCGAGGTAACCGATGAAATAGGAATTCCTGATCCAGTGTAGAAACCAGCTTTACGACCATAAGTACTTCCAGTGTAAAGCGATAATCCAGAAGTTCCAACAATACCTTTAGCATAATATGTAAAAGTTGTTGTTAATGGAGTAGAATTGATTATAAAAGAACCTTCTGCTCGGGCATAGTACGGTGTATTACCAAGACCATAAAGAATTACTGGAGAAGCTGCTGAAAGTCCATGAGGAACAGATGTTGTAACAGTAATTAAAGATGGAGAGTTACCGTCAGTTGTTACATTAGTTACAAATAAATCAAGACCTGGACGCTCATAAATTCCAGGAATTGCTAAAATGTCTGAATAAGATAACCACTTAGTTGGTTGAAGACCATATTCAAAGTCAGCGTCAATTAATGACTGCGGTTCAGCAACACGCATACGCTCAATAGCATCAACGCCAAAAGCATATGGGCGAATAATGTTGCCAATATTTGACGGAGCATCAGTATAAACTGCGATTGAATCTGTTGAATTATATAAAGATGTATCTGATGCGAAAGTTACTGTCGTTGCACCAAGCTGAGTAGATGTTTGAGTTGGTCCATTAACTTGAAGTGGTTTAAATGTTGTATCGGTTGGATTATAAGAAACAGTTGCATTCTTGGTTGGATCGCCAAGAGTATACATGTTTATCTGTTGAGTTTTATTTTGAATAATTAACAGTTGAGATAAATTTACTTTTCCAGGTAATTTGATCGTACCAGATCCAGCAGTACCTGGAGTAAAAATATATTTTTCAATTAGTTGGCGAGCCATATTATATAATCCTTAGAAACCAAAAATGATTGAGTAACTGATATAGTCTGTTCTTACAGACGAATCTAAATTTGAAAGTGCAACGACACCCTGAACCTGAAGAATACTTAGGTCATAGTATAAAGATGGTGGAGTGTCGGTAATTAAACCAAGATCTTCAGAGTGAGTTACAGTTAAATCGGTAACTAAACCAAGATCAGAAGAAGCACCAGCAGCAAAAACAGCGGAAGCAATTGTCCCACCAACTGCAGCATTAACCCACTGAGCTCCATTATATGTTAAAACTTGTGCTGATTGTGGGTTTAACAAATAAACATCACTTAGTGATGCTAAACTACTACCAGCAGCAGCTGCCCATTTAACACCAGTACCTGTCGCTGTTAAAACTTGACCATTAGATCCAGTTGATCCATTAGCAGTAAGTGTTCCAGTTAATGTTAAATTATTTTCTGTATTACCGCTACCAGATGCGCTATTGATTGTAGGACTGGTTAGGGTTTTATTTGAGAGGGTTTGGGTTCCATCAAGGGTAACGATTTCTCTGAGAACATCAGAACCTTGATTGTATTTGAAAAAGGCACGACCATCGTATGTGTTTAATGCCAACTCTCCCAGTTGTAGGGAATCTGTTGTTGGTGTCTTACCTGAGACTGATGATCTTTTTAATAAAAGCGGAGTAGCCATTATATACCTATTCTATGTAGAAACCAATACTCAGTATATACTGAGATGGTGGGACTTTCACCCACCT